CCAAGAGGAGACAGCTATGAGTTTGATTGATGAGCTGCAATGGGTTAAAGATGATGACCTATTGTTTTCAAGAGACTGCACAAATGGAACAGTGAAAGAGCTGCTAGAAATTGCTGAATCCGCAATTAAGGATCAGATTAGATACAACTACATCAAGACCGCAGACACAGGAAGCATAGGCTGGCATGATGGGTGGCTTTGCGCTGAAAGTAGCGATGAGTGGGACGAGATGATTGATAACTATCTTAATGAGGAGAGAAACCTATGAACGGATCAGAGCTTATTACACCAGAAGACACTTGCCGGGCACTGTATGAAGCTGGCTATCGCAAACAGAAGGAATGATACAAACTATAACAAAGAGTTAGGCGGCTACGTCCGCCTAATGAGGTGTTATATCTATGCAAAACAAAAGGGGCGCTAAGGCCCCTTTATTATTGTCCGGTGATTCTATCCGTCACCCGTTGCGTTTCTGGCGTAGGACTAATCCCGTCTTGCGCTTCATTCACTAGCTCGGCCTGTTGGATGTATGCAGATTGAGTGTGAGGCCCTACGATAACATCCACGCCTTGAGCTTCACGCAGCGTTTTAAGCGTCTGCGCCTGAGTCTGAAGCTGGTTGATAATGTCGTTCTGCTGCTGCATCAACATCTGCATGGCTTGATTCTGCTGCTGTAGCGCAACCTTAGCCTCTTCCAGCTCCTGTTTCTCAGCGCTCTGCTGAGCATCAATAACCATCTTCTGCTCTTGCAGCTGAATCTTCTGGGCTTCTAGTAGAGCTTTATCCTGTCGCTCCTGAGCTTTAGATATTACATCTGCTGTCTGCGCCTGAGTTTGTTCTAGAATAGCCTGCTGTACTGGATCAGGTCCTTGCTCTGCTGCCTGCTGTTGCTGTTGAAGCATCAGTTGCATCATCTGCTCTTGCTCTTCCTCAGTCCACTGCTCTGGTGGGATTAGACCACCTTGAACCATCTGGGAACGTACGCGCTCAGCCAATACATCAACGCCAGGCGATTGAATGTTGTTAAGCAGCACATCAGCACCAGTCTGAATGATGCTCGGATCAATCGCGGCAATCTCAGTGATAGCTCTGATAGTCTCCTGCTGACGGTTCTTAAATGCAGGGCCAACATCACAGGTCACGTCATACTGCCCCTTACTCAGATCATTCAGCGTTACAAAAGTCTGAGTCTCGTTATCAAACACCTCCTCATTGATGGCCTTCATATCAAACGAGCCATCCTCGTTAAGCACCCGCATCTGACGCTTGGTGTCATACACACGAGGGATGGCATCAACCAGAATCTTAGCAGTACAACAGATAGCCACTTCCTGGGCCTTGAAGTACTTGATGGTGGAGGTGTCGCCCTTATTCTGCTGCAGCTCGATAGCCACACCAGATTGATTAGGCGCATCACCCTGGTTGGCTGCAAAGATACCAGAGGACTCTGTGATATTCCCTGCCATATCCGCTGCGGTCTGCTGTAGGCCTGGGTTGATCTGTGCGCCACCCATAGAGAATGGCAGCGCCTGGCCGTCTACATGCTTATAGAACTGTACAGGGTCAGCGTTGGTATTGAGTGTCTGAAGCTGCTTCTGATTGCCCGAAGCCTGTTCGCGAGTCATCCAGAACTTGTTGCGTGGTGCTAATGCGCCTTCCTCAATGGCTCGTGACTGTGCATAGTTATACACACGTTGCGCATCCATCAGCTTGTTGATTGCGCCACGGTAAATAACTTTGTTTTCACTGATCTTGAAGTTGGCGTAAACAGGCACAACCGGAATCATAGAGAACACTGTGCGCTGCTCACCCGTTAGCCATTCAGAGTCATTAAACAGACGGCTAAAGCAAACAGCCCTCTTGCGCTCCCGACGCTTCTCTTCAGTAATACCCTGCGCCGCTAGCTCATCCTTGACCTTATCAAAGTCATCATTGACCTCATACACAGCACCGTTAGACATCTGCACCAATTCGCGCTTCTCGTCCTTCAGGTACAGGAATTCACCAACAGTAATCGTGTCCGGCTTATGCTCATACACTTGAGATGTACGACCATCACCAACACCACCTGTGTTAGCTTCAGGCCAGCGGCGCTCAAACTCGTCGCGGGTTACACTCTGCAGGACGAAAGCCCATTTAGAGTCTGACCGATCCTGCTTCTCTGAGCCGATATCAAACCACACACGGTCTACTGCGTTACCAATCTTAACGATCAGCAGATCCTGGTCGAAGGAATCAGAGTCTGCAAACTCCTGGACAACTCGCCACGCATCAAAGCCAGAGGCAACCATCTGTCTAGCTGCTGGCCCGTACACTGTATTCTGTGCGTTGGACATGTTCTCAATGTTACGAATAATCCCGTCATACAGTTTTGCTAGCTCTTTGGTAGCATCACCGCCAGCAGGACGAACACGGATATCAAAGTCTGCCTGCTCGATCTCACCCGCAATCGCATCAACAATGGGATTACATTTATCAAAGGTGTAGCGCGGACGACCCAACATGCGCTGGATTACATCAGGCTCCCACTGACCGTCGTCCTTCTCAAGAAAATGAGTAACATCACGATCCCTTTCTCGGTTGTCGTGATCTGCATCTTGAGCCTTCTTTAGCAGCTCTCTAACTTCAATCAAGTTGTTAAAATCTGGCATCTCATCACCATAAGGAATCGAAAACTATTTCTTCAAACTCTTCTGTTACGGATACAGTCATTTCTGACATCATCACCGAGTCTGCAAGGTTTGGAGATGGTAGATTATAGGGCTTCTTCTTCATCTCTTCCTTGGACAGTATTTGTATTTTACCACCTGGCTTCAATGGTATCGAACACAGCTCTGCGCGCAACTTCTTGAGGCATTCTATATCAGATGACAGGCTGATCAGATCATCTGGGTTTATATAAACACCCTTCTCTATAGCTCGGTATGTATTGTAGAACCTGTCAGCCAACCGGGTGTAGAACTGTGCACGCTTATTCCTGAACACCTCTTTGTTAGGTCTGCCTTTAATATCCTTCTTGGTATTGCGCACGGCCTCATAGATTGCATCAGGATGCTCAGGAGACTCAGAGCCACGAAACATAACCGCTTCTATCTTCTTGCCTTGTAGCGCCTCAGACGTAGGCTGGCGACCACCTACACCCATACCATCACCATCCCACACGAACCCATCGACCTGATGATCAATGGCATACTGCAAAGCCCAGTGAAAGCCTTCATTAAAGTCGCCGTTGGACTTCTCTTGCACATCCATAATCACCGAGCCGTGGCGATAGCATAAGCCTTTAGGGTCAGGACCAAGATCAGAGGGGTCATGCGTAACAAGCTCTAGGCCGGTAGGTGTAAAGCCCAGTTTCTTATGTGCATCGATAGCAGCATCAAACCATTCAGGCTTAATGATGGAGTTAGGCACGGTGTCGTTGTAATGGCCTTCCCAGATGTGATCGTACTCAGCACGGGAGAGGTTGATTAGGTCGTCCTGCCGCTCTTGCTCAAGCTCTGATGGGAACCAGGGGTTATCACGCCAGTTAACCTCTACAACCATGATAAGCTCATCTTCGTAATAACCACAACGCTTCAGCTCATCTTCTGCACGGCTTAGATACTTCTTAGCGACCGCGTCCTGGCTTGATCGACGGTTCATTGTGATCCAGATTTCAGGAGGACCACCGCCATCGTTATCAGCTTTAGAGCGCACCGAAGGCGTAAGAACCTTAAGGCTCTGCTCACTGACGCTCTCACCTTCCTCAATCCATAGACGGTTAATCCCCGCAATAGACTTAAGAGAAGTGATGTTACGAGCAAGACCTTTATAAAAGATCCTGCCTCCCGTCGAGGTCTTAACGTCTGTGGTCGATACACTGAAACCCTCCACACCCAGTCGGCTTATCTCATCCTTAAGGGATTCATGAACAGAGTCGTCGATGGAGTTCTGGAATTCGCGAGTACAAAGGATGCGCTCACCCTGGTCAGCAAGCATCAGCATGATATCACCGACGCCTACCGACTTGCCGGAGCCTCGACCGCCCACAGCGATCTTGACGCGCTTTGGTTTGGATAGAAGCCTTGTTACAGGCTCTGGGATGCGAAGCCTAACGTCAGCCATCTTTAGCCGTCGTCACAGGAACAATAGTCCAGCTGTTAGCGATCTTCTCGCCGCCGCTGGTGACGTCTTGCTTATCAGACAGGCCAAGATCACGAGCAATGATATTCGCATTCAGAAGACCGGCAGATGCACCAGAAAACTTCTGATCTCTGATGGCTTCCTCTGCCATCTCTATGACTGGCAAGAAATCTTCTCGTTTTCGGTATTCATCCCAAGATCTTCTAGCCATCCCGAGGTAAATACACAGGCCGCCAATTGTCATTGCACGCATCTTCGCGATAGGGGCCTCTACGATCTCACCCTGGTTATTGAAGGGCTTAATCTCCCATAAAGGGTTGTCCTCTACCCAAGTAAAATATTGAGTGCAGGCGTCCCAAAGCTGCTCTGGATCTTCCCATAGCTTCTTACGCCCATGAGATGAACGAGCTTCCCAGAAACGATTGCCTTTAGGTGCAGCCATATCACACCCCATACTCTTTCTGTTTCTCTTTAATCCACTTAAGCGCTGGCTTCAAATCGCCATAGTCACTTAGACCATTGGCAATATCAGCTTCATGAGACAGTACAAACTGAATCATTGCGCTTATCGCCTTCTCATCTAATGTCTCTTCCATCTTCTCCTCCGTATCCATTACTTCACATTTGCATTAACTGCACGCTGCTGACGCTTAGCTGCAGCTTCTGACGGATGGCCGCCACCATCTAAAGCCGTACCGCTCTTATTCTTTGCGATACGACCATTAGACTCTACTAGGCGGAACTTACCGTTACGCTTAGACACCTTAACAGGCATTACAGATTAGCTCGGTTGTTGCGAATATTGCCTTTGAGCGCAATCGTAATATCCGGACTAGTGGTTCCTGAAGCATTAAAGCGATAGATGTTCACGCCGAAGTTATCAGCAATGTAATCATCTGGCGCTGCCTTTGGTGATAGGGTTACATCGTGGAATGTACCATCATCCAATCGCTCCTGAAGAGTTACAGTGCCGCCGCCAAATGTGCCATCTAGAACGACACTGAATGAGTTTGTAGCGGTGAACTCTTTAGTAGGGCCATCTGCCGCTATCTTAATTTCTACAGCCATCCTTTATGACTCCTATTTGATATCGCAAAATTGAGTTGTCTTTCTGTTTCCGTGCCAAGGGCCTGAGAAAGCATGCATTACTTCGTGTGTTATACATCTCGGGTAGACATCCTTTCGGATCTTAATATTACACACTCCGTTATAATAACACCTCGCTATCCCGTAAGCCTCTGGCATTTCCGCGATCTCATCTACTAACTCAATAGAGACATAGACAAGATCACGTTTAGGCTCTGGATAATCTAAAGTCGCACATCCACCTATACTAAGCAAACTCACCAATACGATTAGGTGGCGTAACTGTGTATTCATTCCCTTCCTCATCTGTATAAGTCTTTGGTGAGCGGTTATATACGCTGTCGTATTTGGCTGTTAGTGCTGGATCAGCAAACACTTGGTCGTAAGTTCCTAGCACCTCAAGGCTTGACAGTGATGAGAGCAATTGAATCTCTTCCTCATCGCGGCAGCGAACCAAGCAGAGCGTTGCCGTTCCGTTGGATGTGTGGACCACCGGCACCTTATCAACACAGAATTCACCATCTTCGGTGAGGTAGTGAGGCAGCTTTTCAGCCACCTCCGCAACCAGCAATGAAGGATCAGGGCAATAAGTGATTACATCAATCATAGCTGCACCACCTGTCGTGCACTTAGTTCCTGATCAAAGATTTTCAAGTTCTTAATGTGGCCGTACAAGTGGCGAGTGGCATCATTCACACGGCCTATCTGAAAATCAGTTGTTATGTTCCCTGCGTCTGAACCAGAAGAGAATGACAATTTTTCACTGCCGTTTTCATACACCCTGCATGTTACGCCGTCTGAGGTTTTGGCGTATTTATAAGTGATACCAGCTACAGGCGTGAATGGATAGTTACCAGACGCCGTCCTGTCAAACGCAGTGAAATTATTTCCGTCATTAAAATAGATACTCTCACCAAGCAATCCTTGAGACGGAGTACCGCTCGCGAAAATGACTTGCTCCTTCAGGTTAATATCAACATACCCCAACACATCAACCTCAACACTGACAGTCGTCGGGTTTTGAATCAACGGGTAATTATCCGCATCAATACTCAGATTGTCAGCTGTGCGGGTGACAGGTGAGGCGTCTGTGTAGATTGGGGATGTGGCGAATGGGAGTTCTTCACCTTGTGCCTGCCAAATATAAAAGCCAGAAGTCCCATCACCGGCGTAGATCTCAGATTCAACACCTGACTGTGACATTTGATAACTAAAACCCGTTGGTGCAACAGCATAATCACCAGTCAAAGACACTCTGTAATAACCAAAAGCAGCTGGTTCGATTTTAGCGTTAACAAACTCAACACCACCGGTATTGAAAACACCACCGTTCACAAGATCAAATGCGGCAAACGCTTTACCATTACCTATACCAAGTGGTCTAAGGACAAGATACCTGGTGCCATTTTCTATTTTCGCATAGATCGTTTCGGTAACTTCACCTGTTGACACGGTTGCAGTATTCTCAATGTTATGAATATTGCTTACAGCATTTTCCCTAAGTGTATCTGCAAACGAAACGCCATCAGGTGAAATGTCAGTATTCCCAATGACTGACACACCTGTTGTTGACCAAGAAGGATCTGTGAAGTCCCTGCTGTGCAACAGCAAGTTAGTACTCGCCCCCTCAATCAATACACCGTTAGCCTCAAAGCGCGCCGTGTCAATTGCAGCGGTCTTAATCAACCCATCACTCGGATCAGTGTATTGACCAGTGGTTGAGCGGGTGAAAGTTGCTGCGCCAACACCAATAGGTAATGACAGGTTATCACCTAGCGGCATAAAACAAATTGGCGTAGGTGGCGCTGCACCCACTGCATCTCTGATGGAAGATCGAATAACAGCCATTAATCATTACCCTCTTTAAGCTTTTCTATCTCAAGCTCTAGTTTTTCTCTACGAAGATTGTCTATTACTTTCTCGCGCTGGATTCTTCGCCAGTTACCATAGATTAGTAGAGCGGTTAACATCCCACTAAGCGCCATAAGCAAAAAGCCATCGCTAAACGTGATCCAATCAAAGGTCATCCCTAGGCCGGTCCCGGTTGTAGTCGTTAAGACTGCACCCTTCGCAACCACTGGGCTTTGAATTGCATCGGTCGCATGTCTCAGCAATTCGTCTTTCAATATAGTGTTCAACTTTGACGCTCCTGATGGCCCTGTAGCATGCGAGGATAATTGCTATGAATGACAGAGACCCGCCTACGTATGTTATGACTTCCTCGGCCATCCTTGTTAGTCCTAATCAACAGGCGTGCAATCAGTGCCAGATAAAACAACCCCATCATCACATTGTAGTAGACAGGCTCCGCGTAACTTTCGTACAAAATCCAACCACTAAAGTTTATCAGAATACAAACAAAAAGCATGATCAATACATCTTTAGCTAGCACTGATACGTAATTCTGAGAAACGATAGCCGCGATAAGTATTCCGCAAGCCAAAGAGGAGGTACCGTAGTAGGCTAGGCCGTCTAGGTAGAAGAGGATATCCGCTAGCAGCATATGCAGGAGGGAGCCGAGCGCAAGTAGGGTACATATACCCTTACGCCCTTCGTTGAAGATAGAGAGCAGGAATAGAGCAAAAGCCGCTACCCCTGCAATACCTAGACTAAGCACGGCCTTTTACCGGCTTGGTCTTCTTTGGTTGCTTCTTGCGGCCATTACCGCCCATTGCAACTTTGTTCTTGTTGGTTTTGCTGCGGCCGCCGCGTACTAGTTTACCTGGCATGATGTAATCCTCAATTCGTTTTGGTTAGTATACCAGATAACCTATAGATACAAAAAAGCCCCGGTTATCGGAGCTTCTTGGCATTCAATACACATGACGCGGCACAGTAAATATTAAGATTCACTATGGCGGCTGCTATCATTAGATCGTTGTCACCTGGCAAGCAAAGCAGCAACCCTAACATCAACCCCCAAGCTAAAGATGATGCCGTACATATATGAATCATCCCTCAAACTCCTCTATCTCTTCCTGTGTAATGTTGAAGTGCTTGGCTAGGGCTATTGCGTCACGCTCTCGATTTATTTTAATAGCCATTGCGTCAACACCTCTCAAGATAAGGTTTCGGCAATATGCATTACCATCCTTCCACGCCAGCATAACGTCGCCTCTAACCAATTCAGCCACATCGCTTACAAACTTATCTGACGAAAACTGCTTCAGCCTATTATTTTCTGCCGAAAGATAGCTGCACTCTTTCTCAAGCTCCTCAACCTTACGCTGAAGCTCCATAATCTCTTGGTTTTGGTTTACTATAGTGCTCATCTCTATCTCCCAATAACACTACGATACGCGGGATGGAACCCGCGATCTTGGTTTTAGTGCTACCAGGTGTAGATTTTCTTTCCGAAAACCTTGTACCCAATTTTTTGTACTGAAGTTATGGAAACTGCAAGGGTGTCTGTATTCGGATCTTCTTCCGCGAGAGCCTTTGTTACATCTACAAAGTTCTTACCCCATGTTCCATTAATATCTACCTCTCCATGAGATACCGACATTCCGCCTTTCCACTTGCTGGGCGCTGTATATGCTACGAAGTACACGCGCCTAAAAGTGTTGTGGTAAGCCCAAGAAAGAGCACTAACAAGGCGCTGTACTGGCGGACTTGCTGCTTCGGTGCTTTTCGTGTGTTCGCTCATTTCCGTGTCTCCGTATTACTTGGTCCGCAAGCCCGTAAGCTATGGGTTATATTTCTCTATCTCTCACCGGTAGATCTTGAGGAAGTGGCAGCTTATCCAGCGCCCTCTGCCTGATCTCCTCCTCGGTTAAGATCCAAAATATTGAACAGGCATAACCACTAATACCATGCTCATTGGCAGCGCCATAAACTGGTCGTAGAGAGTCCTGCAAAATGCCTCCTACCAACCATCCGCGACACTCGCTAATTCTTTGCTTTGGTACAATCGCCGCGCCTTTTGGAACCATGTTGTATGCGGTTTCAAGCTTACGCATAGCTTCCTGAAATGACTTTCGGACATCGCCAAAAACAGTAGTGACCACTTTCTGTCCCAGAAAAGTTATTTCGTAGCCACTGCCATCTTCCAGCAGATGGCCAGATAAAACCTCTGAACTCATTGCTTTCATCCTCGAAATATAACAATGCCATCCAGCGGACAGGGCCGCTGATCTTTAGGGTTATGTGTCTAGTCCGTTCTCTCTTACCCAGCGCATGAGGCTGGCTCTAACTTCAAAAATCGCCTCATCTGAACCCTTGATTAAAAAATCACGCTCTACCCAACCGCTGGACTCCATAAAATCAATGTCCATTCCGCGAAATTTGCAGCCTTTCAAATAGTCTCTAACTTTGCCGCATAGCAATCTACCTGCTGTGAATCTCATGCTCGCCATATCATATCCTCGATCAACACATAACAAAGCAATCTAGCGGACAACAAAAAGCGTTGCCGCTAATCGCGCCGTTATGCGCCTAAAACATTGCCACCTGGCGCGTTTCGTTTTCAAATCGTTCTTTTGCGGCTTTGTAGTAATCCTCGTCTAGCTCGCAGCCTACAAAGTCAAATCCGCCGTAATGGGCTGCTATCGCGCTTGATCCACTGCCTAAGTGGGTATCTAGGATTCTATCGCCCTCTTTGGCGTAGTTGGTTAGGAGCCATTCGTATAGTTTTACGGGTTTTTGGGTGGGGTGCTGCTTATGTTTTTCGGCCAGCACACTATAACTAAACACTTTAGCTGGCTTTTGGAAGCTCATCCACGCAAATTCACACATAGCCAAGCTAAAGTCGTGTGGCTGTTTTTTGTCCCATATCAAGAAACCTTGCGTATTCCCAAGGTGGTCAAAAAAATAATTCCCGCCCCATATAATTTGATGTTCGCTAACTCTTACTAACTCGGAAAAATACTCTGCTCTTGGTATTTCATTATCCCATTGCTTTTTTTCATGTTGTTGCCTCACTGGATTAGAGCTTATTCCAATCCCATAAGGCGGATCAACAATCGCCAGCTCAAAAGCATTATCCTGGCAGCCTTTCATATATTCCATGCAGTCTATATTCAGTAGCTCAATCATATCTCACCCTGTAGCAGCGCATAACAACCCATTCCACGGGAATGCGCCCTACGGTCGCCTCCCGTGAATTCCAAGATTATTGTTCGCCCGTTATCTCGAATCCTGTAAGTCGCTTACATACTAATTTCGCGGCTTCTTCACTTCCAAGGTATTGCTCAAAGTACGGACCACCATTTGGGCCTGTGATATGCGGCGCCTGAAGATTCACAAAGCTATCGCTTACCAATCCATGCCTTCTTACTCCCCATTGGTCTCCCTCAAAACGAACAACGGAATATGCACCCCACCTCTCAAGACGAAAAAAAAAGCTGTTTAATCAAACTGATCATTTGCCACCCCTCTTACACCCCCAACCAAACTATCTCATTCCCATCCTTGCCACCCAGATAAGGCCAAGCGTTACGGTGCTTCTTACGTACCTTAATTACCTGGGCGTGTAGTGATGGGTGCTTGTGTATTAGTTCTTGTGGTATGCGTTTCATGCGTAATCTCCATAAACTTCAAAGCTTCCACGATAATCACCGGCCTTTACTCTTGGCTTTGACTCATCGTATTTGGCCACAACATCAGACCACGGGATAAAGTCATTCATAGACTTGTAGCCATCAAGGTAAATCACATCAACGCCATCATCTCGAACACCTTGAACCCCGCCGTCATAGCAGGTTCTTCGACCAGAACGGTATGGGTCACAGTAAAAAAAACAGTGTCGTCAACCTCTATATTTCCCTTTGCCTCAACAGCCATCTCTCTTCTCCTCAGTTGATAATCTCAGTCTAAATACATTCTCTGTATATGGATAATTGATTGTTACTATGTGTTAGTTAGTGGTGATAGCTTATTCATATCCACGGATAGGCTTAGCGTAAACCTGCGGCTCAGTGATCGGCTCAAAACTCAGGTCAGCTATGCGGTTCTCAGCACCAATGAACGCCAGGTAATCAGTGCCAACTTCGCCATCTCGGAACTTGGCCGTGATCACTTCTAGCACACCTTTTTTTGGTGAGTCTTCGTTGTAATACTCGTCACGGTATAGGAATTGGATAACATCAGCGTCCTGTTCAATCTGCCCAGACTCACGCAAATCAGACATGATTGGCCGTTTGTCGTTACGCTCCTCTACCTTTCGAGATAGCTGAGATAGAGCGATAACCGGAACTTCTAACTCCTTCGCCAGTGCCTTAAGCTTACGAGATACGCTAGACACTACATCGAAGCGAGAGGATGAGCCGCGATCCTCTAAGAGCTGAAGGTAATCAACTGCGACAAGTTTCAATCCATGCTTACGTTTAATCCTGCGGCAACGACTGCGCATCTCGTTGATATCTAGCGCTGGAGTATCATCAATAAACAGTTTTTGATTGCGTAGAATGTGGGTCGCATTAGTAATGCGCGTCCAGTCGTCGTCAGCTAGCTTCTGAGCGTCTTTTAGCCTTCCTAGGTGTATCCGCCCCGCTGAAGCCATAAGGCGCTGTAAGAGCTGCTTACGCGGCATCTCAAGGGATGAGAAGTAACAGGAGTCACCATTCTGTAGCGATTCCTTGATCATATTCATAGCGTAAGTTGTTTTGCCTGAGCCCGGACGACCAGCAACGATATACAATTCACCAGGGTTTAAGCCGTGTAACCGCTCATCAATCTTGGTTAAGCCCGTCTTGATGCCGTGAATGCCAGGATTGTTAAAGCGCCAATCAAGATCAGTGATGTACTCCTTCACCGCTGAATTCATATCTACGAAATCAAACGAGCCTACATCATCCCCGTTCAGGCCTGTAAAAATCGCCTCGGCTTCTTGGTAACGTTGATCAGTAGACAGGCCATCCTGCATGATCACAGATTGAATCTGTGTAGCAGCTTCGAATAGTGAGCGCTCCTTTGCCTTGTCTTTGATTGCATGAGCATACGCTGACAGGTTGGCAGTGCTCATCACGTTCTTGGCAATGTCTACGATGTACTCGATACTGCCTGATGGAAATAGAGTCTCTGCTTGGCGGTCCACAGCTTCAGATACCGTTACAGGATCTACAGGACTACCATTAGCTACTAGGTTGACAATAGTGGTATACACCTGATGCGTGCGGCCATCATGCAACATCTCCGGCTTAACAATATCTGAGATGTCATCGAATCGTTTAGCATCCATCAGCAGGCCGCCGACTAATGCCTGCTCAGCTTCCAGTGAATACAGTGCGCGTGGTTTATCTGTCATGGTATGTGCCTTCCTTGATCTTGTTAAAGTTTGCTGGCTTTACTGCCCACTCCAGGCAGAACGGACGACAGTTGTTAATCAGGAAATCAGATTGACGCATGTAACGCATGAAGCCTTCCCACCATTTCAGGCCTGATTCTTTGTCGGTATACACTGGAGTGCCGTCTGTTCTCTTGGTTACAAATCCAGCTTTCCATTTTTTGGCTAGGTTTGTGTAGCCTGCTCTTCCTGACGTCCATTCATGTGGGTTGTGCTGCGTGGTTTCAGGAATGATTCGCTGCCACATGTCTAACAATTCTTTGTGTGGACAGTTCGGGTAGGGAATGGATGACATGCCAGTGTCATCTATCTTTGTACCAGTATCGTTCTCTGTAATAACTCTGTTCTCTGTAAGCTTGCTGGTTTCCCGTATTACGGTTTCACCGTGTTGCGGGTTTTCCGGTAATACGGCTATCTCCTCATACGGTGTTGAATGCACATGAATTACGGTGTTAGCAATCTTACCGCTTTCATCCTGGATTACTTCACGCTTGCATAGCTTATTGTCGTACAGATAGTTCATTGCCTTGCTGTATGACTGATCACCAATACCAAAGTGATTCTTGATATCGTTGCGGCGCACAGTCCAATCTTCAGGCTTCGTAAGAAGGTAAAGCCAAATCGCCAGAGCGTTAGGATTCGTGATTGATTGTGCAACCTCACGACTAACCATCTCGTAAGGTATTTCGTTTTGATGCTTTTTGAGCTTGTGAATAGCCATTAGTCGTTTACCTCATACTCGTACGGATAGCTGCTATGAGGCGCAGAGATCCATTCCTTAAACTTTGCCAAGGTCGCCATGTGTGCCTTATTCTGCTTCTTGATCCTGCCATCAGGGAGCGTCATAGACAGCGTATATATGACGCGCTGCTGATATTTTCTAGGCATATCAACAACTGCTAATACCTCATAATGAATAAACCCCTCACCATCGCACTCACAAGAAAAACTTTCACCATACGGGCCATCCGGAGTTTTCTTACATCCTGCCAGCCAGCCTTCATTGGTGCGGTGTTCGCCTGATACTAGAAAGTCGTCAACGTAATAAGTAAACGGATAAGGCTTTTCGAATATATCGCCTAGTTTGATGTTCATAATGTCCTCACTGATTAAGAGAACACTAGACAAGAGGGGATAGCCTGATAGAATGGTTTCTACCGGGTCGGCATTAATCTCTTCTCTGTGTTCAAGGTTGATACCGAGTCCTACCCCGGTAACGAATACTCTAAGCCCGTACTGATTAGTAGTCAATACGGGCTTTTTCTTTATGCGCCCAAGATCCTATCCTTTGCGATTTGGTAGTAGTTATCATCTAGCTCTATGCCGATAAACTTTCGGCCTGTATTGGCACAAGCTGCGCCAGTAGTGCCACTACCCATTGTGAAATCTAAAACGGCTTCACCCTCATTGGTATAGGTCTTAATTAAATATTCCATTAGCGCAACAGGTTTTTGTGTTGGATGCCTATAACCGTTCCTTTCTGATTCACTAGTTTTAAAGTATTGAACGCTTCTAGGGTATCTGGCCCCCGTCCTATTATCGTTTCTTTTTGTGCCAGTGCTAAATTCTGAGCTTTCTTTTTTACCCAGCTTTGATTTATACGGCTTTCCTTCTGTCATCTGTGGATTATAACATTCCACTCCATCGCTAAAGACAATGATGCTTTCATGCGCCTTTAATGGTCTTTTCTTGCATAGCGCATGCCCTGTCGCCTTTGATTTTTCCCATACCCATTCGAGCTTAAACATTTTTAAATTACTACCAATAAGAACGCTAGTAAACGGCTGGCTTGCCGTCATCACAATAGCGCCATTCGGCTTAATAACTCGCTTCAGCTCTTCCCACATAGGTTCAAGCGGTATGATCGAATCCCACTTGCAAGCCGTTGTGCCGTAGGGAGGATCAGTCAAAACCATATCAACCGATCCATCAGGTATATCTCTCATACGCTCTAGACAGTCGCCTTGCATTAGCCAAACATTCTCATCTCTATAATCCATCTCACCTCTCCTCAATGCACTATTTCATCTTCAACACTAATCCATTCACTCACAGCTCTTCTCCTCTTTTAGCTTAAGCCAGCAATTCGCCGATAATATACCCAACACAAATGCCAATAATTGCTACAGCTACGTAAGTCATACTTCCTCCTTTTTAATCTTGCTATAGGTAATAGTTACTTTACGCTCTGCTTTATAGCCTAAATCCGCCAGAATATTGTCAGGGACGTGGAACTTGCCTTTTAAGATCTCGCTCAACCGCGACTCCTGCATTCCCCATGCCTTAGCCGCCTTACGCTGTGTGCCGTACTCCTTAAAAATGAAGCTCTTTACTTTTTCACGCATACGCTCTTCTGTCATTCGCTTTATCCTGTGAAGTATTTTCTAGTTGACGAGTGAAGTATATGGCATATAATAGGTCATATCAACAACGGGGAGAAAAAAGATGAATTGGAGCAAGGTTTGCGCAATGTTTGTTGTATGGTCCGCATCTGTAGCAGGAATGATCTATGGTCAGACTGGATTCGAGGGGTGGCTACCGTTTGCGGCAGTTGGAGCAACAATAGCTATCTGTGAGGCACCATGATGTATGAGCAGAGTAATAATCAAGAATGAAACCGATCTACCCGACTCTACAGTCCTACCATATGTCATAGCAGTCATGATTAAGGGCAAGAAGCAGGGTGCGGGTAGAAGGTATAACAGGGTAAGCCACTTTGACGAAGTAGTGGTCTATGTGGAAAGAAATAAGCAGTCAGATAGATTTGTTGTGAGGAGAGTGTGATGAGAGATATTAAGTTTCGTGCGTGGGATGGCGCGGATATGATTTGGTTTGATCTAAGTCTGTGTAATAGAGAGAGTATGGAATGGTTTGATAATACAATCTGGCGCAATCCTGTAATGCAGTTCACTGGGTTGAAAGACCTCTACGGCGCTGAGATTTATGAATCAGATATTGTTCACACTATCACCCAGGACGGGGAAGAATGGGGGTTAGCGGAAGTAACGTACACCGATTGCTGCTTCATGCTTACTTTTGCCAGTAATGCACAGTACAACCTGTGTGAGTTTGGTGAGCTCTCTGTGAAAGGTAATATCTATCAGAACCCTGAACTATTAAACCCTGATAACCAATAGTTAGGATCAATTAGCCATCATATAGCGTGGTGGCTAGTATAGGTAAAAACGAGGAGGAGATGAGATGAACGCATATCTAATAGCACTAGGGCCAGTCGCGGCAGCTCGCCAGCTGTATCGCGAAGGTGAAGGGCATAATGCAAACCCGTTCCCTAAAGGATCTCAGCAGCACGAACAGTTCATGCTTGAGATGGGGCGCTGTCAGGATGAGGAGCTAAAGCGCATGATGCAGGAGGTGTATTGTGGATAAGGATGTTGTAGATATCTGGATCCAAAAAGAAAAAGCTCTAAAGGAGCCATTTGATCCTCGTCTTCTGCATTGGCGTAAAGGTCGTGGCAATACCATGCTGGCTTACCTGAATGCGCGTGACGTTATGCGCCGCTTAGATGATGTGGTTGGTATGGCTAACTGGCAAGACCGCTATGAAGAGGTTGGAGGGCGTCTTATCTGCCATTTGTCTATCCGTGTAGGTGATGAGTGGATTACGAAGTGTGACGGTGCTGGCGATACCAATATTGAGTCCGAGAAGGGCGGCATCTCTGACGCATTCAAGCGTGCGGCTGTACGGTTTGGTGTTGGTCGCTACATCTACTACTTCGGTCAGTTTGGCGTAACGCAGCAGAACATTATGCAGCATCCCCGGTTCTTGCCATACCAGAAAGGAGAGGAGAAATGAAGCTATACGAATTAAGCGAGCAGTACCGCCAGATCCAACAAATGATTGATGACGGCGAAGTATCGCAAGATGATGTGATCGATACGCTAGACGGTATTGATGGTGAGTTTGAGATCAAAGCCGACAATATCATCAAGATAACGAAGGAGATTGATCAGTCTATTGATTTCCTTGGTGGTGAGATCAAGCGCCTACAGGCTCGAAAGAAGTCGCTAGAGGCTGGAAAGCAGCGTATGCGTGATTATCTGCGGGATAATATGGCATCTAGTGGCAAGCAGCGCATTAAGTCCGATATGTTCACTATCTCACTAGGCAAGCCGAAAGAGTCTATTGTAATCGATAATGATTTGCTGGTTCCTTGCGAGTATATCACTGAGACTTGTGTGACTCATAAGTTCGACAAGAAAGCCCTACTTGCAGCAGCTAAAGAGAATCCGGTAGAAGGCGTGCATGTAGAAGTGGGTAAGCCTGTACTTACAGTAAGATAACGACCTAATTCACGGGGAGCGTAGCGCAGCGGAGCCTCCCGTGGAATGACGTGTTAGCCGCTGCTACGGAGTACATGACAAATGACTTACCTGAAACGGATTTACTGGAAGCTATTCATTTATTGGCTGGCACTGCGTTGGATACCGACCCTCAACCTGGGTGACGCGGTAACACACAAGGGCGAAACGTACTACCTGACCCAGGGTGTGAACAAACCTTACTGGAACATGAAAGGTGACGCGGGATACCTCGAAAGAGTGCATGAACGCGATTTCAAAAAGCAGCGAACGTTGGCGAACTACATGGCAAGTTATCGCTCCGGCGTTCGGTTCTATACCCAATCGTGGTATTCGATCTGGGTTCGGAACGGCATAGAACCATGGATGCGTGGCTGCGACATTTGGAAGTAATGCGGCTAACCGCGCAATAAGGCGTGGAGTGAAACGACATCGCATTTAATTGCTTTGTTATGTGTAACTAATAGATAAATTGCGAGGTATAAAATGTTGAAGCCAAATTCAAGAAAACTGAATTTTAGTAGGACTATGACAGATTGGGAAGGCGGTTTTATAACTTCCGATGTTTGCCATAATTATGGAATTATGAGCGGGTGTGATGAGGGCTGCCCGGCGCTTCTGGACGGTGATTGCAGGCAGCCACATGACGCTATTGAGTGCTGCGATGTCACGGAAGAAGAGCGAAAAGAAATTTTAAGTTTGTACACATAACGATTTTATTCAGCGCGTGGCGTTCACGCCATCCGCTGGAATTGCTTGTTAACAAT